CACAAGGCACTCCATTTTAACATTTCCCAACAGGTTTTTAACACTTGCTAACACATTTTGGCACGCTTTTTGCTGTGTGCCACAATTACGATTATTTAACACAGTTAAAAATCACTAAATATTATTAATGTTTCGTGTCTTTTATTGTTTCACGTGGAACAAACTGTTATTAATGTTTCATGTGAAACGAAATGTTAACAGATATTAATTTTATTCTTTAAGATTTCTTAACAGAAAAAAATTGGTGGTTTTGCAAAAATACCGTATCTTTGCACCGTGTTTAAGAAACATATAAGTTTAACATTTTAAATTAGGTAATTATGAACGAAAATTTTAATGAGACAGTTTTCAACTGTATTACAAGTGTAAACGCTTTGATGACTAGTAACGAAGTAGCCAAAGACGATAAGGCGATTATCAAGTTGAATCGCTTTAAGAAATGGCTCAATGAGTTTGCAACTGCAAACGGTATGAACGAAGTTAATTAAGTTCACACCACAGGTAACACAGAGTTTAACATTAAATAATTTATAAGTTATGCCAAAAGGTTTTAGTTTTGCTAGTACTTTTAATAAGGCTAGTTTCGGTATTGATACAACTGATTTTCCGTATGTTAAGTTGACCGACATCTACAACAGCGACAAAGATGGTGGTGGCGATGTAGTACACCCTATTAACGGTATGTACGTTCACAAATCACAGTTGGGCGATTCACCTGTAATTATTGACGCTGAAAACAAGCGTTTGGTAAATTTGCCACAATTCACAGGTGACACGGTGCGAGAGATTCTCGCTAATAGTGAAGCTGTGGACGCTATTAAAGCAAATAAGGTAGGTTATACTATCTACGAATATGAATCACACGCTAAAAAGTGCTGCGGTATCACATTCGTTGATAAGTAGAAGTTGTTAGTGTAAAGGTTGGTTTCACAGGGGCGGGCGAATTAAATTTTTGTTCGTCCCTGTCTTTGTTTAATTTAAATCTTTCTTAAAATGGCTAAACAGAATCCTATAGGGTTTACAAATAAAACGTTTGCATTTACTAGCAAAGTGCAATTAGATAAGCAGATATTAACCGCTGTTGAATCACGTGGCTATTTGCGTAAAGAGATTGCACGTGTATTTCAACAGGCTAACAGGCGCATACAGAACGTGGAAAAATTGGGTATAGTTTCTCCTGCTGTTGTTGCTCTTAACAAAGGTAATATAACAGGTTTCACTAAATTCTCTATGCGTCACAGTTGGGAAGATTTAAAGATTGAGTACTCAAAAGCGGTTTCTTTTTTACGTCAGCCTACATCTACAGCAACAGGTACGAAAGAATATGCCAAACACTTGAAAAAAGCCTATGATTTGGACGATAAAAGTTTCACCCTTATGCAAAACAAGTTAATGGGTAAAATTGCTAGCGTTTCAGATGAGCGTTTTTTGGAACAATATTTAATGCAATATAAAGACTTTACAGGTGAACTAGAACAAGAATCCAAAGACGTTTCAGACCAAATCGAAGATGATGCGGTAAAGATTGAAAATGCCTTAGATGATGCCTTAGAGCAAATAGGAAATGACCCAAACGCAGAAGCATTCATAAATGACGTGGATTCTTATGGCACAGATGAGCCGTTAAAGCGTATATTAGACGAATTTAAAAAATTTGGTTTATAATGAAAAAAATCCCTTTTGCACTACACACAGAAACGTTCACACCGAAAGACATACAGAAAGTTTTGTCTTTGGCTGTGAACGAAAAGAATTTTACAGGAAACAATAAGGGCGAAAAGTTCTTAAACGTTCCTGTATCTTTCGATATAGAAACTACATCTTTTTACCGGGACGTTGACGGTGAAACATATACCTATGACCGTTACATAAAGTTAGGCGGTAAGCAAACCAAAATGGAAAAATGTTCTTTGATGTACGTTTGGCAATTTGGTTTAAACGGTTACTGCATTATCGGGCGCACGTGGGAAGAATTCATAACTATGCTAGATACAATATCAGACGTTTTAAACCTGTCTGAGAAAAGACGTATTATTATATACGTTCACAATTTAGCTTATGAGTTCCAATTTTTCAGAGAGTTATTGACGTGGCAAAAGGTTTTTTCAATAGACCTAAGAAAACCTATTTACGGAATCACGGAAAACGGAATAGAGTTTAGATGTAGTTACCTGTTATCGGGTTATTCACTTGCAAAGCTAGGCGAACAATTACACAAATATAAATGTGAAAAGTTGGTGGGTGATTTAGATTACAGCCTGTTACGTCACAGCAAAACACCGTTAACACAGAAAGAAACGGGTTACTGTTTGAACGATATTAAAGTAGTTATGTGCTATATACAGGAATTAATCGAACAATACAAAAACATTACCCATTTGCCGATAACGAAGACAGGTTTTGTGCGTAAATATTGCCGTTCTATGTGCTTTAAGACAACAGACCCAGAAACAGGTAAAACAGTTCAAAACTTTAAGTATTTGGATAAAATCCATAACTTAAATATAACAGGTATGGAAGAATTTGAAATGCTGCAAAGAGCCTTTTCGGGAGGTTTCACGCACGCAAACGCAAAATATACAGATGAGGTTATAGAAAACGTAGATAGTTACGATTTTACTAGTAGTTATCCCTATGTGATGGTAAGTGAGAAATTTCCTATGAGTACAGGTGTGTTTGTTCCTGTTAAGTCTATGAAACAATTTGAGTTTATGACTTCAAAATATTGTTGCGTGTTTGACGTGGAATTCACCAACATCTTTGCAAAATCAGATAACGAAAATCCAATATCTGTTAGTAAGTGTTTCGTAAAAGAGAACGTTTCAGAAAATAACGGTCGTTTGGTATGTGCTAGTAAAATCTGTATGACTATTACAGAAATAGATTATAGAGTGTTTTCTCAGTTCTATATGTGGGAATCTGTAAGAATCGGCAAAATGATTTGTTACCGCAAAGAATATTTGCCAACGGAGTTTATAAAATCAATTTTGCACCTGTATGAAATGAAAACGAAACTAAAAGGTGTAAAGGGAAAAGAGGTAGAGTATTTAAATAGCAAAGAAATGCTAAACAGCTGTTACGGTATGAGTGTTACAAATCCTTTGCGTGATGAAATTGTCTGTGATGGCGAAACGTGGGACGTTTTTCACCTTACAGGCGAAAAACGTTTAGAGGTGCTGAATAAATACAATGACAGCAAAAACCGTTTTCTTTTCTATCCGTGGGGAATCTATGTAACTGCCTATGCACGTAGGAATCTGTTTACAGGTATAGCAGAATGTGGTGACGATTACATATACAGTGACACAGACAGCGTTAAAATCAAAAACGGTGATGCACACAAAGAGTATTTCAAAGCCTATAACGATTTGGCACAACAGAAATTGCGTGCAGCCTGTAAGTTTCATAAAATACCCTTTGAAAAGGTTGAACCTGTAACGATTAAGGGAATCGCAAAACCTTTAGGTGTCTGGGACTATGAGGGGCAATACAGACGCTTTAAAACTTTAGGTGCTAAGCGTTATATGGTACAGGAAAAAGGAGCGTTGACGGTAAACGGTAGGGATTACGATTACAGTTTGACGGTATCGGGTGTTAACAAGAAATCTGCTATCCCTTATATGTTAGAAACATTCGGGGAAGACGGAATCTTTGACGCTTTCACAAACTATCTAGATATTCCCTCATCAGCAACAGGCAAGAATATTCATACCTATGTGGACTATGAACAAAGTGGAACTATTACCGATTATTTGGGAACGGTTTCAACTTATGACACAAAGACAGGGGTACACTTAGAACCTACAGGGTACACTTTAAGCCTGTCTGTCATGTATATTAATTATTTAATGGGAATCAGATTAAAGAAAGAATAATATGAAACAGAAGAAAGAAAAGGTGGAAACACCTAAATTTTATTCTTTGTCTAGAATATTAGCAAAGAATGCAGATTATAACGTTATCTTTGGTGAACGTTCAAACGGAAAAACTTATGCTACATTATTGTACGGTATCAAAGAATATTTGCGCACAGGTAAACAGATGGCCTATATCCGCAGATGGCGTGAGGATTTAAGGGGCAAACGTGCAGAAAGTTTGTTTGCAAACCACGTTTCAAACGGTGTGATAGAAGAACTTACAAACGGCAAATTTAATGAGGTGTTTTATGTTTCGGGCAAATGGTTTCTTTCAAGCTATGACCCCGAATCAAAGAAACGTGTGCCTGATAATGTGCCGTTCTGTTTCGGTTTCTGTCTGTCAGAACAAGAGCACGAAAAATCTAGTAGTTACCCGAATATAACTACTATAGTTTTCGATGAGTTTTTGACTAGACGTTATTATTTGCCCGATGAGTTTATGCTGTTTATGAACCTGTTAAGTACTATTATCAGACAGCGAAACGATGTTAAAGTTTTTATGCTCGGTAACACCGTAAACCAATTTTGCCCATATTTTACAGAAATGGGACTGAAACAGGTGCGAGTGATGGAACAAGGCACAATAGATATTTATAAATTCGGTGAACACGGTGCAACCGTGGCTGTAGAGTATTGTAGTACGATTGTTAAGCAGAAAGCGAGTAACAAATATTTCTGTTTCGATAATCAAAATCTGCAAATGATTACTGGCGGAAAATGGGAACTCGCTGCATATCCACACCTACCTGTTAAATATACCCCGAAAGATGTACTTTTCGTTTTCTACATACAGTTTAACGAAATGACATTACAGGGTAATATAATACAAGTGGATTCCTCAGACGGTGTTAATAACTTTATGTATATACACAATAAGACAACACCGATTAAGGACACAGACAACAGTTTGATATACTCCCTTTGTATGAACGGAAAACCAAACTACAGGCGAAAGTTATTAAGCACAGCTAGTTATGTAGAATCTCAGATAACGAAGTATTTCACAACCGATAAGGTATTTTATCAGAATAACGAAATCGGTGAAATTGTACGCAACTACTTAATGGCTAGTAGTAGAAGTAACATTATTACTTAATATCTGTTAAAACAGGGGAAAAGTGTTTTACGTTAAACATTTCCCCCGTTTTATTTGGTGATACCAAATAATTTTCCTATCTTTGCAACATCAAATAACAAAGTTAAAAATTGCTATATGGACGTAAACGCAATAGTATCATTAGTTAGTAACGTTGGTTTTCCTGTTGCGGTGTGTATTGCCCTTTTCTTCTATATGGAGAAACAGAACGAACGTCACCAAAACGAAACCGATAAGTTAAATGAAACCGTGCAAAGTAACACTAAGGTGTTGACAGAACTTTGTACCTTAATTAAAACACTTGTTAAATAATGGAGAAAGAAAACTTATATAACAGGTATCAAACAGAAGTTAAAAACAAAGATTCTGCATTATTCACATTTATGCAGCGTGTTCTTTGTATGACCTCAAAGATGTTTGAGTACACAGGTTTACCCGATTCAATTCCACAGGTAGAACTTGAAAAGATTCTGCAAACAAGTGGAAACGTAGGAATCGCAAAGGTTAACGGTGAACTGTATGCACTACAGGGAAACAGGGGTGGCGAATGCGATGCGTATTACAGGGGAAAAGAGTACGTTGTTGCGAACCCTTGGTTAAATTTGAACAAAACGTTTAAAATTGATTCCGATATTGTCGTTATCAATAACACACCGTTTGCAGATTCGATTCTACCTGTTATCGGGAAATATGGTGTACTTTACACAGACGCATTAATCACTTTAAATATGACTAGCGTCTTGACACGTATCACTATGTTAATTTCTGCTAGTGATGATAAGACCAAACAAAGCGCAGAATCTTTCTTGCAGAAGATTTTAAACGGTGATTTCTCTGTAATCGGGGAAAATGCCTTTTTCAAAGGTGTTAACTTGCAAACCCCACCGACACAGGGAAACCAACAAATCGGGCAATTAATAGAACTTTTGCAGTACTACAAAGCTAGCCTGTTTAACGATTTGGGTTTGAACGCAAACTATAATATGAAACGTGAGCGGTTGAACACGCAAGAAGTTTCTATGAATATAGATGCGTTAATGCCTTATGTTGATTCGATGTTGACAGAACGTGTTGAGGGTGTAAAGCGAGTTAACGAAATGTTTGGTACGGAAATAACCGTAACTTTGGGTTCAAGTTGGAAAATTGAGCACGAAAATTATTTGTCGTTACTCAAAGCCACAGAAGATGGGCACAACCACACCGAAACGGAAGACGTTGACCCTGTAACCGAAAACGAAAATGAGGAAACAGAAGAAACGCAAGAAACAGAAGAAACAGAAACAGAAACAGAAGAAACGCAAGAAACAGAAGAAACAGAAACAGAAACAGAAGAAACGCAAGAAACAGAAGAAACAGAAACAGAAACAGAAGAAACAGAAGAAAAGGAAAACAAAGATGAAAATTAAAGAACTTTTTACGGTGGATAACGGTTTGTTTGAAACCATTTTTGAGCCTAATTTTCCTGTTTTGTACAAATCAATTTTCGGGGAAGATACCCCAAACTTAATTGATATTGATTTGCGTTTTAAATATGGAAACAGGGAACTTGTTGACGCTATCACAAACGAAACTGCAACAGATATTATAAAAGGTATCATAACAGTTAAGTTTGACGAATGGCAAAGACAGATTCAAGTGTTTAATAACGAATATGACGTGTTAAACCCTGTGACATCAAAAGAAACCGTTACAGAAAATAATGTGGTTAATGAAACAGGAAATAATAATACTGTCGATTCAAGTGTAACGTTTAATAATGGGGACTTTGGAAATGACACGAAACAGCAGAAAGAATCCACAGGAAACAGACAAGAAACACGCACGAAAACAAGTACTAAAAGCGGTTTTCCGTCTAGTATTCCTGTTAGCGAAATTATTCAAAAAGAAATGAATCTCAGAAAGACCAACTTTAAAACACAGGTGGTAACAGAGATTGCAAAAGAAATTAGTTTAGATATTTATTAATTCTTAAATTTTATATAAAATGGAAGTAAAACAGATTTATACGCTTATTAATAGCGTTTCAAGTGAGGTTTTGGGCAAAACAGATTTGGTGCACGAAGACCTTACAGGTGTTGTTGATTTGGGTAACGAAATCTTTAATCAGAATGCCGTTGACAACTATGTTAAATCACTTGTAAACCATATCGGCAAAGTGGTTTTCGTAAACCGCCCTTATTCGGGTAAAGTTCCATCCGTTCTTATGGATGCGTGGGAATTCGGTTCTGTTTTGGAAAAGATTTCAGCAGACGTTCCACAGGCTGAGGAAAATGACACCTGGAATCTTAAAGACGGTACAGAGTACAAACAGGACGTGTTCCACAAACCGACCGTTTCTGCTAAGTTCTTTAACTCTAAGGTAACTTTTGAGGTTCCTGTTTCTATCACAGAAAGACAGGTTAAGGAATCTTTCAGCAGCGCAGCACAGTTGAACGGTTTCCTGTCTATGATTTACTCAGCAGTTGAGAAATCTATGACTATCAAGACAGATGCGCTTGTTATGCGTACAATTAACAATATGATTGCCGAAACTTTGGACGCAGACAAAGCTAAATTCGGTTGGGTAGCCTCAACACATGAAACCGTGGACTACAGTTCTGCTAGTACTGTTAGATGCGTGAACCTGTTGAAACTGTATAACGATAAGACAGGCGCACAGCTTACAGCAGACGCAGCAATTACCACACCAGATTTCATTCGTTTCGCAGCGTATATAATGGGTTTGTATTCAGACCGTTTGCAGACAATTTCAACCCTGTTTAACGTTGGCGGTAAGGAACGTTTCACACCGAAAGACGTTTTGCACACAGTTCTTTTGTCAGATTTTGCAGCAGCTGCAAAGACATACCTGTATGCCGACACGTTCCACGAAGATAACGTTCTGTTGCCAAAGGCTGAGACTGTTGCAAGTTGGCAAGCTACAGGTAAGGACTATGCCTTTGAACACGTTTCAAAGATTGACGTGAAATCTGCTAGTGGTGCAAACATTTCTGTGAGTGGTGTGCTCGGTGTGATGTTTGACCGTGATGCGCTCGGTGTTACTAACTTAGATAGGCGAGTAACTACCAACTATAACGCAAAGGCTGAGTTTTTCAATAACTACTACAAGTTTGATGCAGGTTATTTCAATGATACCAATGAGAACTTTGTGGTGTTCTTTATTGCCTAATTTGGTTGTTTAACTGTTTGGGGTGTTTTCCTGTAGTTGATAGTACAGGAAACACCCTTTTAACTTTGATGGTATGATTAAAATTAAAACTTTCAATTTTGACGGTAAACCGAACGAAGTAAACAAAACTTTACAGGAAAACAGCGAGTACACAGGATTGCTAAATGCTAGTTTCAACGTGTTAACACCTGTAGTAAGATTCAGAACTCGCACCCCTGTAACGTTTAATTACGTTTATATCGAAAGTTTAAACCGTTACTACTTTGTTAAGGAATTGACACAGGACGGAGATTTATGTACGGTACGTTTGAAAGTGGACGTGCTTCTCACATACAAAGATAAAATCATCGCTAGTAGTGGAACGTTGACACAGGGTGAAAATGTTAACAAATATCTTTCAAACCGTGCAAACGTGGTGGACGTTCGCCCGAATGTTAGAAAGTTAGATTTTCCTAATAAGGAACTATTGAACGAAACAGGTAGTATTGTTATGGTAACTATAAAAGGAAATAAGTAATGGCTAGTTATAAAATTAATTATCACTTAACAAATTGTGCTACTACATCAGCGAGTAGTACAAATTACGACACAGACGGTAATACTATCCACTTTTGCGGAAAAGCGGTGGACGGTTGCTATTTTTTGCCAAACGATGGTGAAAATAACTATATTTCCCGCATGAAATCGGGTTCTTTAACTGCTACAAAATTTAATCTGTCACGTGTTTCTGCTAGTGATGACGCCGACGTTATCAGCGGTTCTATTGATGGTATTTCGTCAGATGGAAAATATTTTTCTAAGCGAATGAGTTTCGGCTCAGCAAATACAGGCGAAATGCAGTGTTACTTAAAAGCGAGTGGGGGAACACCTACAGTAAAAACGTTAAAGATAAATAATAACGTTTCGGGCACGAATGCCGTTTCGGTGCAAAATGGTGAAAATTTCGATATTACATTAACAGGTGACACAGATGGGACTTTCACGGTTGCACCTATAGTTACTTATAGAAATAAGTATAATGAAGCGTCACGCGGAACTATGCACGTTAACGGTAACGTGGCGACATTTAGTGTACCTGTAAAAACAAACGAAGAGGTAACAATTACCGGAACGTTCACACCGAAACCGAAAGAGTTAACAATAACAAACCACGTTTCTGGAACTGTAGCCACTTATGTACAAAACGGTGAAAATTTCGATATTACGTTAACAGGTAACACAGATGGTAGTTACTCGGTTGTCCCTGTAATTAGCTATAAAAACGAAAGTGGAACGGAAACAACAGGCGAAATGAGTGTTAACGGTAAGATAGCTACATTTAGTGTTCCTGTTGCCACAAACGAAACTGTAACTATTACAGGTACGTTCACACCCGAAACACCACAGAAAGACGTTCCTGTTACTTATGCGTTGACAAATTGCACCGTTTCACCACAGCCACAGACAGTTAAGACAGGTAGCACGTTAAATTTGACCGTAACACCTCTTACAAATTATAATTTGGATTCGTGTAATCTCATTTGGAATGATGGAACGAAAAATATTACTATAAGTGTTACAGGTGGCGTTATTTCGTTCCCCGTGCCCGATTCCTGTGTGTCTATCCACGTTAAAGCTGTGGCTAGTATAATAACACCTATTGGACGTAATTACGGTGCTATAAACGTTTATTGTGTGACGCTTGACAACTTGGACGCATTTTCTAAACAGCGTTTCTTTGAGATAAAAGACGATACACAGGGAATCTATGAGGAAGTTAATTTGGGTATCTATGTAAACCGTATCAAACGCATATTTACAACCGTTCCTGTATTGGGCACAGATTCTTTGCGGTGTGGTAACTACAACACAGGAATAACGGTACAAACACCAGAAAAGGACGTTATTTTGCTAGACTTTGGCGATGTGACGTTGACAGGTTTAAACGGTGATTCGGAAGACTATAACGCACAAATTTCGGTGTTTATTCCGTGCCGTGGCTTTGTTGCTGTAGATAGTAAGTATATCGGTAAAACGGTAAATCTATCTTTCAAAGTGAACGTAATTACAGGTGATGCAGTAGCGTTTTTGTCCTGTGATGGTGTTGTCTTTCAGTTAGAAAGTTTTTCTTTATCACGTGATGTTATTTACAAAACAGGCACAACAGAGTTAAATATTGTAGGGGGTACGCAGTGGGACGAGCAAATTTTGTACGGTTTAGAACCTTATGTTATTATCACTCAGAACACCACAGTAAATAAGCCTGTGAACAATACACAGGAATCCGTAACAATCGGGGACGTAACAGGCTATGCAAAGTTTGAAAACGTAGATTTGGACACGGTTAACTTGTTGGTAGATGAGTATAACACCATTATTTCAGAACTTGAAAACGGTGTTTATCTATAAAAGAAAAGGGACGGTAACAAAGACCGCCCCCTTTTCTTATTTGCTATAAAATTCATTTATTAAACCTTTCTTGCAAAGGAAATCGAAACAGCGGTTTTTTATGCCCTTTTCTGTTTCAAGACAGTTAGAAAGATATTCGATAACTTTCTTTTGTGCCTGTAGTGTATCAATTACAGAGTTAATCAGTAAACCGTTACCGCCTGTAGTATTTTCTGCTACAAACTTTAAATTATCAATGGAAACCGAAATGGAATCCTGTAGAACCTTAAAACCTTTTCCCATAACTTATTTCTTTTCTAAATTCATAATAACCTGTTGACGTGGTTTGCCGTTTCTCGGTGCTACCGAAACGTGATACCAAAAACTCTTAGAACCTTTTCTGTGTTCTTTAATAAGTTGGTCGAAACCGCCTGTTTCTCTAAGAACCTTTTCCAAAGATTCCATATCGGCACAAATCAAGTCAGCAGCTAAACCCTTTTGGTGTTGACTGTTAGAAACACCACATACCGCCTTATTTAACACAGGACATCTAAAACCACTTGAAATAAGAATAGGTTTACCTACCTTTTCACGAATAACGTCCAAATAATCGGCTAACTTATTCAAGTTATCGACTATTTCAAATGTAGGGGTGTTATCAATCCCCAAACGTTTTGCTGTTGCTGAGTTTAAGAACTCAGACAGGCTAAAATACTTAATTCTTTTCATATCATTATTATTTAGTTGAAATTACAAACCACTTTCTACTGTCTTTGTGTGTCGGAAAACGACCCTTAACAGTAATTGAGCAATCGCCCGAAAGATAGTCTATCTTGTTGTTAAAGAACTCGCTTACTTTGTCAGAACGTACCAGATAAACCGTTTCTGTATTAACCTGTTTAAGAGTGATTTTAAAATAACTATGTTCCATATTATATGTATTTATGCCTGTGAGTGTTACCCTACAGGCGGTTAAACTTATTTTAAATTTCGGCTGCAAAGATACATCTTTTTCACGAAACCACCAAATTATTTTTGTTAATAGTTCTTAAATTGAAAATTTTAATCTTTTTAACAAAACGTTTCACATGAAACATTAATAACAGTTTGTTCCACGTGAAACAATAAAAGACACGAAACATTAATAATATTTAGTGATTTTTAACTGTGTTAAATAATCGTAATTGTGGCACACAGCAAAAAGCGTGCCAAAATGTGTTAGCAAGTGTTAAAAACCTGTTGGGAAATGTTAAAATGGAGTGCCTTGTG